AAACAGAGAACATGATGCGAAGTTTGGGGGCAAGCGATGAATGCAATTTCCAAATACCTTCGCGACAGGCGCAATGCCCGCGAGCTAGCACATCGTAGGGCTGTGCAAGCGAAAAATACGTCCGAAGGCATGGAAGCCTTCCAGAAGAAGCTCCTAGAGGATGCTGATACGACTTTGGAAGCAGTTATTGCAGTTGGCGACGGAGCTTTCAGAACAAATCTTCCTCAGCCTAAGTTTGCACTTACTCCTTATGTCCCTCCAGAATTTATTGGCGTGCCTGATAAGCACGTCATTGCCATGGATGCAATGCTGCCAGCAACTGTGGGGCAGGCCAGTGCAGGGATGTTTTCCTATGGTGGCTTTCCTGGGTTCCCCTTTCTGACTGAACTAACGCAGGTGAGCGAATACCGGGATCTGTATGAGCCTACTGCCAATGAGATGACGCGCAAGTGGATCGAATTGCGCAGCACTGGCGACGACAAACGTGAAGATGCCATCAGCAAGATTGAAGAAGTGATGAATCGTCTGCATGTCAAGGAGTGGTTCAACTGGGCAGGCAAGACCAGCCGCTCCATGGGTCGTGCGCAGCTCTTTGTTGACTTCGGAGATGACAATGACAAGGGCGAGGAGCTAGACAAGCCACTGCTCATCGACCCAGCCAAGATTGCCAAAGGCAGTCTGAAGCGCATCAAGGGCATTGAGCCGATCACCACTTATCCTGCTGCCTACAATGCTGATGATCCATTGGCACAGGACTACTACGAGCCTTCTTCGTGGTTCGTCTACTCGCGTCAGGTCCACACCTCGCGCTTGCTGACGTTCATTCCTTATCCTCTGCCTGATCTTCTCAAGCCAGTCTACAATTTCAGCGGCATGAGCATCACTCAGCTTGGCATCCCATATGTTGAGTATTGGCACAGCACGCGCGACAGCGTTGGCCGTCTGCTGAAGAATTACTCAACCACAGTATTCAAGACCAACATGGCAGCGATGCTCTCGGCTGGCGCAGACAAGGTGCAGAGACGACTGAAGCTATTTACTGCCATTCAGAATAGTCAGGGCGTCTTCATGTGCGACAAGGACACAGAGGAGCTTAGCAAGGAAGCGACTGCTCTGGCAGGTCTGAGCGATCTGAAGGCACAGGCACAGGAGAACATGGCAAGTGTCTCCAAGACGCCACTTACCATTATGTTTGGGCTATCTCCGAAAGGGTTGACCTCGACTGCCGAGACTGATATTACCATCTTCAACAACCACGTCCACGGATGCCAGGAGTCTGAATTCCGTCGGCCTCTTGAGGCATTGGTAAAGATCATCATGTGTTCTGAGTTTGGAGAGATCTATGATGACATCACCTTTGACTTTGTCGATCTTGTCGATATGACAGAGAAGGAGCGCAGTGAGATGCGCAAGGCCGATGGCGCAACTGATGTTGGCTACATCACTGCTGGAGTTGTAACTCCTGAAGAAGTGCGTGACAAGCTTGCTGGCGATCCTTCATCTGGCTACAATAATCTTGATGTGGATAAGCCAGAAGGCAAACTGGTGCAGCCTGCTCCTGCAGGGAAGGCCCCGGCTCCCGACAAAGGCCAACAGTCACAAGCCTCGCAGTCTGCGATGGAAGATGCGCAGGAAGACAATGAAAGCTCGAATGACTCTGTGCTGCGAGCTGCAGCTGACATAATGCTTGATGACGCAGCGCGGATGGCCCATGATGCTGGACTGTGGCCTGGCAACCAGCATACCGACAAGTTGAATGACGATGATCCAACCAACACTGCGATGAGACATTCTGCCGTTGCGCAGAAGGCCACTAATGTGGCGCACAAGACTGACACCAGGGCATTTCACCTAGCAGCGCATAAGGCGCACGCAAGGGCGCGAGCAGCCCACGAAGAAGCTCTGGTGTCAGCTACAAGGCAGCACAAGCATCTGCACGAGACCTACATTGATGCGCACGAAGCTGCAATGGCCCATCACAAGATGGAATCCGCGCCATTGCCTGAAGCTGTGGAGCTGTGATGGCGAAGCTCATGGTGACGATCCCTGTTGCTGATCTTGAGAGGCTCGCCTTCTTCGACCTCAGCGCCAAGCCTCTGCTGCAGCGCCTCTATGCAGCAGCCAATCTTGAGGTTCCTTCTACGTTTGTGTGGCAAGACGAAGCAGAGAGAATTATCACCACTCTACAGGCGCAAGGTTTCAACACACGCTTCCCAATTTCCAAAACCAACTCAAGGGAGAGAGCCAAATGAGCCAGTATCTGTTCACCTGCTGCAATCGCATGGTCGAGATCGATGCCAGCACAGCCACTCAGGTCACCCTGCCGCATCTCTGCATCGGTGATGTGACGGCCATCGGTGTGGCCAATGCTGTGATCAATCCCAATGCCTATATTGCCGAGGCTGCTGGCGATGACACCACTGAGGTTGTGTTCGGTGGCCAAGTGCTAGGTACTGATGGTGGCACTGCTATGAATGGGGATGGCCAGTAGTATGATCGCCCTGCGCAATCCATCGCCCAACCCAATCAAGCTCGCGCCCATGCGCGCGAGCGCGGGTGTGCGCATGTGGTATGATAGGGAACTGCTAAAGGTTGTTGCTTCCATGAACCACGACCTCGAAACATCCCTGCTCGCCATCTACAAATCAGCTCCCCAGCCAATTCTTCCCCAGACCTTCCCAATGGGCGAGCTGAAGCACGAGCTGGACAAGCTTGAGCAGCATTGGGAGGAGGTCTTCGATGACCAAGCTGGTGACATTGCTTTTGGCGCTGTGTATCGAGCTCTGCGTCATCATGATCTTGCTTTTGCTGCCTCACTGCGTCAGGCTGGCATCACTCCTCCTCCAATGCATGCGTCTGCGCATGAAGAAGTGGTCATGGATGCCAAGAAGCACTGGTGGGACTCGTTCAGCATCAAGTTTGAAATGACGCCACTTCTCAAGAAGACCATCACCAAGCAGCTCAAGGACAATATTGATCTGATCAGCAGCAGAGCCATCAAGGATGGTCCAAGCATTCCCAAGAAGGCATTTGCTGACATTCGCAAGATGGCACAGACATCAATTGAACATGGTCGTGATCTGGTAGGCTTCACAAAAAATCTTGAAGACAGATTTGCAATTACGCGGCGCAGAGCAAGTCTGATTGCGCGCGATCAAAATAATAAAATGACTTCTGCATTTCATAGGGCGCGCCAGCTAGAAAACGGTATACTTGAAGCTGAGTGGGTTCATACTGCGGCCAGCATACACCCACGCGAAGAGCATGCAGACTTCGATGGCCAGAGTTACCCAGTGGAAGAGGGGCACGACTTTGATGATGGCTTCGGCCCAGTGCTGCCAGGAGAAGCAATCAATTGCGGTTGTCTTTCGTCCTCCATTATCCCAGGCTATAGGAGTGCATGATGGCCAATGAATTCTACAAGAACAAGGTCGAAGAAGACAAGGCCCAGCTTGCTGCTGACGAAGCGGCACTCGCGGCCACGCCAGAACCAGAACCTGCCCCCCCTCAGGAACTGGCTCAAGCGACCACAGAGGAGGTGGCCGTTACTCCAGCGGAGCCTGCCTCTGTGGTCGCACCTGAGGAGGCAGTGGCTCCTACCCCTGGCCCTTTGGCATATGCTCTTGGCGCTGTGGCTGCTGCCGATGCTGCTAGCCAGCTTATCTATGATGCTGCGTCAGCAGACATCGCATTCAAGGCCAACATGGAAGCTGCCGATGCGCTATTTGCCATTGGTGAAGATGGTGGCCCCTTCTATCTTCGTGCCCAGCAGCACAAGGCTGTGGGCCTATTCAAGGGAGTCTGATCATGTCTGTCCAATCACCTACTGATGCTGCTCTGGATCTGACCCAAAAGGCAAATGCACTGAGTGCTGCTGCCAACAACCAGAACACCAGCCAGCTGCACTATGCTGCTTCCTTTGCTCACCAGTCTGCCGTTTCTGCATGGACTGCAACTGGAGCCACCACAGCCCAGGCCACTGCCAGCCAGACCCAGTCTGTCAACCACGCCACCACTGCTGCACAGCTCAAGACTGCCGGAAGGTAATCGATATGACCATGCTATCATCCATCAATGCCATGCGCTCCAACATCGATCAGGCCAATGCACTGGTTGCCCAACTGACTCCGCTCCATGAAGCATTCGATGCCGAAGCAGTGAACATCGAAGACCTGGATCGCTCCAAGACCTACTTCGGCGTGAACGAAGATGGCACTGCAACACTGGTCCGGTTTGATCCGGTCAATGGCGCTCCCAGCTTCAGCGCTGCTGAGCCGCTGCCTGAGGTCGTGGAAGTTGTGGGTGAGTCTGCTGTGCCCATGAGCATGGGCGCTGATGTTCCTCCTGCGTCTGCGGAGTAGCCAATGCTCATAGCCTTCGATAAGCAGTCAGCGCGAACGGTGGATGCCAACGGCTACCTCCACGTTTCGCTGACCAACATCAGCAAGGCCACGGTGAACCCCTACTACGGCCACGAGATCCCTGGCTGCGAGTCACTGGGTCTGGATCCGAAGAAGGTCTACAAGCTGTTGCGTGCTCCTGAAGAACTGAAGGCAGGGGCCAGCACATTCAACAACCTGCCAATCCTCGATGTCCACATCCCTGTCAGTGCGTTCGATCTGGACAAGCCGGAGATCAAGAAGCATGTCGTGGGCAGCACGGGCACCGATGCTGAATACGATGCGCCTTACCTGAAGAACAGTATGGTGCTGCACACTGCCAGCGCGATCAGTGATGTGGAAGAGAAGAAGAAGGCCGAGCTCTCCTGTGCCTATCGCTACGCTCCAGTCATGAATCCTGGCGTGTTCGAGGGCGAGCATTATGATGGGGTGATGACGAAGCTCGAAGGCAACCATGTGGCCCTAGTCACTGAAGGTCGTGCTGGCCACGATGTGAAGGTTATGGATTCCAAGATTGGGGGTGCAAAGGTGGTTGACTACCGAAAAGTCAGGGAGGCCATGGGCAATGGGCCAACGGAAAAGATCAGGAGCATCTTCTTTGCCAAGGACTCCAATCCTGATGGGGTCAATCAGTATAGTGTTGCTTCCGGCAAGGCCAAGGAAGCAACGAAGTATAGTGTTGCTTCCGGCAAGGCCAAGGAAGCAACGAAGAATGCTGCCAAACTGGAGAAGAAGGGTGTCGGTAAGGCTGACATCCAAAATGCTCACCTCAATGCGTGGACAGAACACACTCGGGCTGCCAAACTAGCTCCCACGCCGGAAAAGAAGTCCGCGCACGAGTCCGCAGCCAGGGAGCATAATGCTGGTTACATCAAGCATGGGACTCCGCAGAAGACATCACTTGGGAAGATCGCCCCATGGCATGACTCGAAACCTGCTGGACTGGATGGCTCCATCACGACGAAGGCCCGCAAATGACCATCACCCTTAATACGCCCGTGCGTGTGCGAAGCGTAACGTCACGCACTGGGATGTCCAACAACAGAAACGAGCATTCACAGGAGGCTCATAGGCTGACCAAAGACAACGCAGAGAAGCAGTTCAACATCGGCATGAGTGCCGGAAGCAAGTAACCCTAGAAGCATAGGAGCCCAAAGTGGCAAAGAAAAATCTCATTCTCACCCCGCAGGGGCACCGTGTCATGGGTGCCCTCGCGACCTACATCGTGCCGAAGCTGGCAGCGGACCAGGCCCTCCAGTCGGTCGAACTCGAAGCCCTCTGCAAGTCCATCACGCCCGGTCGCTACGATCGCCAGATCGACGGCATCGTCGGTACCGTCAAGGAGCGTTTCGGCTCCCGGCTGGCCACTGATGAATCCTTCGGCGACCTGCGCAAAGTCCTGTCGGCCCTGATGCCTTCCAACCTTGCCTCTGACAAGAAGAAGGAAGAGGAAGCTGAAGACGAAGATGGCGCTAACGACGAAGGCGAAGATGCCTTCCCCTTCAAGAAGAAGGCCAAGGACAAGAAGGCCAAGGACAAGAAGGATGAAGACGAAGACGAGGATGAAGACGAAGACGAAGACGAAGACGAAGACGAGGATGAAGCTGAGGATGATGGCGAAGATGCCATGCCTCCCTTCCTGAAGAAGAAGATCAAGGGCGACAAGAAGGCCAAGGATGCCGACAATGATGCCGACCTCAAGAACGAAGAGGGCGACATGGACGACAAGGAAGAAGACCAGTGGGTCAAGGGCAAGCCCAAAGGCAAGGACGCCAAGGCCAAGGACGCCAAGGCCAAGGATGCTGCCATGGATGCGAAGCTGGAAGCTGCCCGCACCGAAGGCGCTGACCTCGCCATCCGCCGCCTCGAAGCTCGCCACCTCGCCGCTGACATCGTGAAGCCCATCGTGGGCCGTGTCAATGTGCTCGCCACTGACGCTGCTGGCATCTACAAGCTGGCCCTGGACGCCAAGGGCATCGACACCACCGACATCCCGCGTAGCATGTATGGCGCGATGGTCAAGGCTGTTCTCCAGGCCGACAGCAGCAAGCCCAAGGCTCGCATCGCTCAGGATGCCGCCACCACCAAATCTCTCCTGGAAGAGTTCCCCAACCTTCCTGGCATGGCGTAAAGGAGCCAACACATGACCATCGGCTTTCAACAAGGCGTTGCTCTCTACCCTGCCGTGGGCGTCTGGGGCGCTCGCGCTTCCATGAACCCCACTGCCACCGTTGACGCTGGCGCGTTCAACCCCACCGCTGGCGCTTTGGGCGTCACTGTGGGCAAGTTCGCGTGGCAGTCCTATGTGGCTTCCACCGGCCTCGCCACCGTCAACAACTACTCCACCACCGCCCCCATTCTGCCTGACGGATTCATCGCCAACGAGCAGCAGGCCCTGATCACCACTTGGCTGGGCGTCAACGGCATGGGCATCCCGGCTGGCTACCCTGTCACCATGTTCAATCGTGGTGACTTCTGGGCCAAGACTGTCTATGCGGACGCCGCCATCGGCCAGAAGGTCTTCGCGAACCTGTTCTCTGGCGATGTCTATCCCGCTGCTGCTGGTGCGTTCGTCACCGCCAACGTGGGCACTGCCGCTGTGGTGGTTGCCTCTGTGACCAGCATGACCACGCCCTTCCTGCTCACCATCGCCAGTGTCACCTCTGGCGTGGTCGCGGTCGGCCAGCAGATTAGCGGAACCGGACTGAACCCTGAGTTCCCCAC